TCAACCTGTCGTTGCCCTTAACGCCATATTGGCTCTCTCTTCCTCAATATCCAACTGGGTGATCATCTCGTCATAAAATGGCTTCACCGATTTTTTCCAGGTATCTAGCGAAATACTTTCAGTGATACAAGCGATCGCTCTATAAGCCTGAGTCGAAGGTATTCGCTCATAGCCGCGCCCTGAGCAGCGTTTGCAGGGTTTCTTCACAGGCAAGCCTTGGCGCTCTGACTCATCTTTGTCGATGGCTACACCACGACCGCGGCAGTCATTGCAATCCGTTTTTATCACTGTTCTGCCGTTGCATTTTGGGCACACCTTGCGCGTGGTTTCATAGAAAGCATGCTTAACCCGCATTTCCCGACCTTCCAACTGCGTAATCGAAGCTGGCAAATCACCTCGCGCAAAGCTGTCGATAGTGTCGTGGGCCTTCGCCAGCTTGTTCATGACAAATTTCCGCTCTTCGATAAAGCCATCATCACATGCGTCGCAGGGGATCTCGCTGGCAGCGCTACGGGAAAAGTCCAAGAATGCGAATGCCGCCAGGGTAAGGATCACTCGGGCTTTGGTTTCGCCTGGGAGTTTGCGAATAGCTGCAACGCTGTCAGAGCGCACTATACTGTGCTTGGCAAGCAACACTACCGCCTTAACCTTGTCAGCCTCACTAATGCCCACCTTACCCAAGAACGCTGACAGGCCCAATTCTGCCTGAGCCTGACACATTCCCAGAGCCCCCATTACGTCACTGATCGTAAAAGAATCCGAAGCCGTTGCAGGAACCGAGTCCCCCAGCATTGGAGATTTCGGTGAGAAATATTTTACTACCGACTCGAGATTCATAATTTTCCTTCCTTTCTCAGAATTGCTTGCGTGCGAAATACGCCCTCGGCGTGGTACAGACGCAGGGTTTCACGGTAATATTCGGTTTTTGCTCGGGAGTCGATCGCATCGTGACAGTTGCTACAGGCCCAGGCGCCCTGCGTATCATCAGGTTTTATGCCAGTGCCGCAGGTTCCGGCCATGCGGTAATGCGCAAGCACGGTGGTGTAAGGATTGAAACTACAGACGCCAGGAATGCGGATCTGGCAGTCTCGTCCTTTGGCCTCCTTTTTAAGATTGGCCATTATTCGAACTCCAGCAACTGCAAAGCCACGTTCTCAGCCTCTTGCCTATTGCGGAAACTGCGTGACAGGATGAAATTCCATAGAACGTTGAAAACGGACTTGTACAGGCCTTGGAATGTGTCTTCATCCATTTTGGAAAACGAGATCGATTTGGGTACCCGTTGACGCAGTCCATTAGGCAGGATCACCTCATCGTAATAGCCAGCTTCAACTGTGGCCCATGCTCGGTAGGGCTCAAAGGACTTGATCACCGCAATTTCTTTGGCGCGCAACTTTCCTACATTAAACAGGTAGTCATCAGCAACTGAGCTGATGGTTGCTCCATGCTGGCCGGACATATCAATGAGATATTCGACAAACCCATCAATGAGTTGCCGTTCGGGCAGCGTCAATGTGCCGCCGGTTGGTGTCCAGTAATCGAATCCAAATTGCAGGAGTTTGAAAAAACGCTTGTGAAATTGATAGTTACGGACACGGCGGAACTCGGCCTGGATCCATTCTCCAAGCTTTACACGTTGCAAAAAATCGCTGGCCTCGATCGTTGCCGGGGTCAGGATTGTTGGTGCGGATTTTACTAACTGTAGTAACTGCGCCATTGGTTGCTCTCCAGTAGCGCAGCAGGTGATCAGCTGTTCAGGCTGATGGGGTATTATACATTACTTTCGTTTGACGATGTAACCAGCCATCCTAAGAATTAAAACCATCATATCCATGTCAACAACGACCTGGTCTGGCCGTAGAATCATCACGGCTTTAACCTTCCCCTCCTCCGTGTAAGTAACTGATCGCCCAGAATATGGTAATTCAACAGGGAATTCATAAAGGAAATTACCATTCATGTACAGCACCCCTTTTGCAGCCAAGGGTGATAAAACAAACGACAAGTGCAGTCATATAATCCACCAAAGGTATTTTTAGATACATAAGATCAACACAACTTCAGAAGTGTTGAAGATATAGAAATCCCTTGGTGAAGGTTCAAGAAAATCAAATAATTATCTTTATTTTTATAATGGTAAGGTTCCGGACTGAAATTTAGAGGGATTCCGAGACACTCTCCTTGTGTAAAGAACAGAAAAAAAACAATACTTCTCGCAAGAGCTAATATATAACACCTCATGGTTTAATGTGTGACAAATGTCACATAATGACTCTAGAGCCAATAATCGGCCACAATAATAAAATTTACAATGAATATTCATAAACTGGCCAATTATCAGCCATTAAATTAATGAGTTATGACAACACCAAAAAAATCCCCCATAGAGATAGAGATCGTCAATGAGATACGATTGAGGTTATTGGAGCGTAGACTTAGTATGAAGTGGCTTGCGCACATGTTAGATATGGATTATGGAAAGGTTAAACGTATTCTCAGCGAAAGTTGTGAACAACAGTTATCCTTGAGTATTGCTGACAGAATGCTTGTATTGCTAGACAGTAATCTACGAGAAGTAATCTCGCAGTCGACTGTTAAATCTATATGCAGGGATATAGAAAACACAATCAAAAAGTACAGCTCATTTAAATAATATGAGTTGTACTTTTATTATAACCTTATTAGGCTTCAAGTTTATTTATTTTTCTCATGAAGCTCAATTAATTTGGTATACTGCTTAAGAAAGTCAACAAGACTCGTATTAAAGTGCTTATCTTCTTCATAGGTGGTGCTAATTATAGTTGTAACGACTGCGGTTGTAACGTTTGATTTATTTGATTTAGCCTTTATCTCTCCAGTAAGGGATATATTAACTTTCGTCATCTCATCCCTCAATTCTTCTTTAAGCCTTTTAATCATCGGTCTAATTATATCCAACACTTTCTCACCGTAATCTATCGTTTTCTCCCGACTAGGGATTAAACCCTTATGAATGACTGAATTTCTAAAGCTACTGTCAGTATCGGAAAGCATTACTGGAGCCTCATTGAAATTTAAAATCCACAGATAGTAGAAAGCACCAAGTTGCCTTTCAGATTGATTGGAAACCTTCTTCCAAGTTTGTAAGAAAGTATCATCACTAACACCACTCTTTGCCAGGATAACTCTTATTGCATATTCATAGAAACGTTCCAGCGCTGCTGAGAAGGACGACACAGCTTCTCTATAGTAACCATCTAGAATTGCATAAGCACCAATGTCAAATAAAATTTCAAACTTTTTCTCTTGGAGTATGACGATACTTTCATGCCCGTTCTTGCATTTGAATTCATATACCCCTGAATCATTAAAATTTAAAGAAATAAAACCTGACTCAAAAAACCGAGCCATTCCACACTGGATACAAGGTAAAAAAAATCTCATAACTCCCCCTCCAAAGTAGGTTGCTAGTAACTTAACTTATCATTTTAAACATGAACTTTCACTAAGACTTTAACACTATCACTTTAGCGATGAATATACGCTTAGGTACTTATAGAAAATCTAGTTTATAATATCTAACCAGCTTGATTTTAAGCAACTTTACACTCCATTAATAAACACATTTCTTGTAGGTTGGCGCGGACCAGCGCTTCGGCGAACGGCGGCGGAACGGCGTTGCCGCATCTGGCCACTTGCGCCTCTTTCGAGTATTTTTTCCCACGATAATCGCGTTCGATGATGTACCAGTCAGGGAACCCCTGGGCTCTATACAACTCTCTCGGCGCCAGCATCCGCATGCAGATATCAACGATGATGTAATCACCGACGCGGATGTAACTGGGGCGTTCTACGGGGAATAAATGACTGTCCTCTGGTTCATCGCTGAATTTCTCCAGTAACCGGGCACACCACCACGCCCCATAACGCTGTTCCTCCGTAAGTGGTTCCTGGCCGCAGTGCGCTTCATTAATCGCCATACGGTCTTTTGTGGTGACTGAATGCACTGGTGCCGCAACGTCGACAGCTGTCGCTGTGCCATAGTATTTGGTTAGGAAAGCTTGGACGTGCCCGTTATGCTGGCCACTGGCGGTTATTGTCGGTAACGGATCTGTAATTGGCCTTCCGTCTTTGCACGTCCCGCGCAGGTGTACCAAATGCGATGTACAAAGCCCGTGGTGGTCAACTTGGGTAACCGTATGCAATGGTTCATCCACACCCAGGCCTGCGCCGGTATAGTTGCCGCCGTAGTGCTTCACTATGTTGGTAGCTACTAAAGCATGGTGCCCACCGGTGGTTACTGTACGTAATGGTTCTTCAGCTTTTCCGCCTGGATGCCCGGTGGTGTTAACCATTAAATGTACAGATGTCAGTGCGGTATGGGATGTTGTTGGTAAGGTGATCATCGGTGCCTCAACAGCACGCGGTTTACCTGAGTATTTCGGTCCGCCTGCCCCAACCAATACAGCGCTCACCGCGTTCACTCGTGAAACGCTCGTAATGGTCTGGTATGGGGTTTTGACAGACTTGGGGCGCATTTGCCCTTCATTGCCACCGGTACCGATAAGAACAGCCGCGGCTATTTGAGTTTTCCCGCCACCACCAGGCATCACCGTTCCCACAGGGATATCAACCGGTTGGCCGGTACTGTTTCCGAACTGGCGAACTACCACCGGGGCGGCAACCCCAAAGCCGTGGGTTTGCGTTATCGTCTGCAGCGGAAGCCTGCCAGATTGCCCCCGGAAACAATGGTATTTGGTTTTGTTCGATGTGTGATTGCTTTTCACGACATACGGCTCGATCAAAAGGTGTTCTGCTTTGCTAGTGATCGTCGTTAATGGCTGTTCTGTTGAATACTGCCGGCCGTCACCGCCGAAACCGGTTTGCCCGATTTGAACAATGTACGGATCTGGATTATTTATCACGAACCGTTGCAAGCCTTTAACGATGCGGCGCAGAGTGTTATCCGCCAGATCCTTCTTTCTGCCAAAAATGCTTTTGGTTTGAAGTGACCAATCGATAATTTCGGCAGCCGTACGCCAGGGTTTGAGTTTTCCGCTCTTAACCTCTTTAGATTTTGGATCCCCGTGGGTGGGTTCGGGCCAAACTATTGGATTACCATCACAGCGGGCCATCATGAAAAAACGCTTACGGATGGTTGGAGCACCATAGTCACAAGCTCTCAACTCACGGTACTCAACCGCATAGCCCAGTCCAGTTATCAGGCGACGGTGTTCGTCACTGCCCTCTGCTATACCCAAAATTTCACAGCACTCAGCCAACGCAGGGTGATCTGCATCAATGCCGGTGGTCAGCATTGCTATAAACCCGAGAAAAGTTTCCCCAACACGATCTGGGCATGGGTAGTCATTGCCGTTCTGGTCTGTAACGAGCGGCCCCCACGTTTTAAATTCCTCCACGTTCTCCATTGCGGTAACCCGCGGGCGAACCTTCAAGATCCATCTGATTTTGATCCAGGCCAGCCCCCTGATTTCTTTTTTAACCGGTGCGCCGCCCTTCGCTTTAGAAAAATGCCTGCAATCGGGACTAAACCATGCCAAGCCCACAGGCTTGCCAGCGGTGGCAACCACCGGATCGATATCGAATACGGATTCACAGTAATGCAACGTGTCCGGATGATTGGTTTCGTGCATAGCGATCGCATGTGGGTCGTGATTAATCGCAATATCAACGCTGCGGCCGGTGGCCAACTCGATACCCGTTGACGCACCACCACCACCGGCAAAGTTATCAACAATAATTTCTCTCATTGGTATTGCCCCAAGGTATCGGCCAGCACTTTGGCAACGGAAGTAACAGTGGGCATAGGGATCCCTTCTAACCACATGCGATTGATATGATGGCGGAGCCGTTTTTGATGACACTCCGGCAAGTTTTCCGCGCTGTCGATTTGGGTGATCACCATCTCGACCTCTTTAGGCCAAACTGTATTTTCAACCGGGATCAGCAGCATGGTTTCAAGTTCGATGATCCGATTAATGGCGTTTTTCAGGATTATTTCGTCCATAGCACCACCACCGTTGCTATTAGTGCTGCCCAAAAAATCACACAGGCAATTCCTACCGCTGTTAAGGGGTGGCGAACCATCCAGCTTTTGGTTTCACTGATCATGGTTTTACCCTCCTAAACTCAATCACCCACACCCATGGGTTAGCCTGCCAACTTTCAGCGCCGTAGATTGACTCCCAGAGTCGTTGAAAAGCCACCTTGGCGGTTGCAAAGTCACCTTTTGGGGTGAGATATGCATCAGGGATATTTGGCAGCAATTCGCCTGCAGGCGTTACTCCTTCGGCCTTTGCATCTTCGTTGCTGATATCGCCCAGGCGTTCAACCCGTACGCCGGTAATTTCCAGCACCAGGCGGCAGGCACTACGCGGCATGTGAATCGATGGTGTCCACTTGTCTTCGCAGTCGTTATTCGATGCACGGTAGATCGGTGAGTTATGAGATGGGCAGTTGCACGGAAAATCTGAGCAGCCGCATTCCTGATACTTGTCGAATAACCGGAATGTTTCGCGCACCCACAGCCGATCGCCTGTTGCACCATATGGACAGGACGGCAGCGCAGAATATGGGGCCGTACCGGTCGGCAGCCACCAATCGTGGCTATGGCGCGCATATCGTGGTTCCTGAGTAGGCTTCACCGTCCATGCGGGGCCTGAACGTTGTGGCTTAACCATCCGCCGCGTCTGCGTCTTGCGTCCGTCGAGAATGGCGCTAACCATCTCACCATTGAAAATTATCGGGCGCTCTTTCATACCCGCCCCTCCCGCAGATCGACAGCAAATGCACGTGCCTGAAGTGCAGCAAATTGATGGGCCGCACCGAGATGTTTTGCACCTGCACGCTCAGCAGCGGATGATTTCTCTTCCTGCTGTTCTGCAAACTTCTCAATGCATATGGCCTCCACTTCTGCCAGAGCTGCGGCGGTTGTCTTAGCTTCGGAAATCCACTGTTCTATTTCTTCCTTCGGCTCTTTTACGTAATCCCAAACGTAACGGATATCACCGTGGCTTGGACGGACAGGAGTGAGCGCGGTGGTGTAAACACAGCGCAGATCTGAAATAAGTTCCGCATTCTCGGCGGTCAATGCCAAGTTCTCGTCCATGAGGCTCTTTATCGTCGCCTCTACAGGATCGGTGTAACCTGATAGTGCATCGCTGGCCCATTGCTGCATGCGTTCACCTTCAGTCGCCGGGTCCATCTTTCTGATGCCTGCCAGCGTTTGAACGTGATTTGCGTTTATTGCAACAACAGCATCCAGTTGCCGCTTGAGCTGCTCGTAATCTTCAAACTTTATGTAGCTACCAGCCGTATTTACGTACATTTCTGGTGCGCCAGTAACGAAGCCAACATCAGGTTCAAAACGTGTTGGTGATTTAGTCATTGTTCTGTTCCTCTGGCTGGTCGTCGTCTTCGGCAAAACAATCAAAAATGATGCATAAGACCCATGCGATAACAATGGCAGTGATAGCCCAGATAGCGCCGCCAGGTTCTTTTATCAGTTCCCAAAACTCAGCCATTGACGTTACCCCGCACAGCGGCCAGCGCCTGATCGAACATTTTGTGCAAATGGCAGAACCGCAGTTCAACTGGGTTGAAGTGCCAGAGCCTTTGATCGCCGGGGGGTTGTTGAGAATTAGAACGATAATTTACCTCCCCTCGCGTAATAAAACTTTCGCTGGCACTGATCAGTGTGTAGCGCGCCTTGTTCCCCTGGCTTTTGACAACAATTTCAGCGTGGGGAGATCGAACCATATTCCTCAGTCGAGTGAGGATTGACATGCGAGTGAGGTCACCATCTGGATAAACCTGGTGTGCCAACTCGTAAATTTCGCTGGTGCTCAGTTCCTTACCCAGGATCAGATCGACGAATTGTCGGGTTGTAATTCTGCTTTTTTTGGTCATTGGTTTATGCTCCGGTTTATTTCTTGTCTTTGACGCTTGAACGTATCCTGGCCAACATTTCATCCCCGCGCTGACGGTATCGGCCATCGGGATCGGCCTGTTGGGAATAACCTGGGGGCGGTGGCCCTTTTGTCTCAGCACGGCGAACGGGAGGGATTGAATACCCCTGCTCAACTTTCTTGGCCCATTTTTCCAACTGGCGAACAGCCAAGTTTTTCAGCTCGACCTCAGAAAGTTTTCGGCCCACACCCTGGCGACGCATTTCAATGCAAATGTGATAAAACACGTCGCTTTTCCAATTGAAATCTTCGGAACTGTTGTACCGCCAAGCCCCGTTGCGCCATCGCCAGTATTCATCCACAACGTCAGCAGCACTGAAGCCCAAAATGCTTGGCGTTGTCTCACCGACGATTGCCACGAACTCGGCAAGGTCAGGCGGCCAATGGTGACCTGTGTTGCAACGCTCGATACAGCGCGCTGTTGCTGCACTCAGTTGGCTATTCGAGAGCTTTGAAATCATCTGGACCCAGGCCGTCGAGGGTGTGGTTCCGTTCTTCCGGAGCCACCGTTGGGAATAAATCTTCGCCATTGTCTCCCAAAGGCTCCAGGCCACATCTGGCACGTTCGGCATTCCGGGCGGCCCGGACTTGTTGTAATGGGTCGGTGGTTTGTACATTTGCATTTGAACCTCGTGATTGCTTGCTGGTGTTTTGCTGCAAGAATTGAGCGAGAGAACGCTCAAATTTTTGCTCCCATTGCGATTGTTGAAGTTCGCTACGTTCGGCTTGCCAGAACACGACAAAGTCAGCCAAAGCAGCGGCGAAAATATCCGGCGGTACTTCCGGCCATTGGGTTATTACCGGTCGCCAGTTTTGAAACATGGGGAATGGTTGATCATCAGGTGAAAAATTACCCTCATGCGCGAACGCGCTATGTGTGGGGTTTAAGATCTGCTTACTGCTTACTGCTTTCTGGAAAGGTCTTGGCAAAGCGTTAGGCATCTCCTTAGGCAAAGGCTTTGCCAAAGAGAAAGCCTTATCGAATGCCAAACCCATAGCCTTAGAAACGCCGTGTGATGCGGCTTTCAAGGATAAAAGGGCTTCATATTTAAGGTCGCATTCTGGTAGTAATTCGAATGCTCTAACCCAGGATTTAATGACATTTATCGAGGTTGGAGGATTGTGTTTAGCGGCATTTGGAAGCCAAAAAACTCTGGCTTGTGTGTCGGCTTTAACCATCCCTTGAGATAAGACTTCGCCTAAGGCTAGGTCGAAGGCTTCAACCTCCCACCCTAACTCCTCAGCCAATGCAGCACGCCCCGCCTTAAACAGACCAGGTATAATCCCCGTGAACGGCCCAGTAAGCAGATATACAAACAAGCTCTGCCCGCTGGGTGGCAAAGAGGATAAAGCCCGAAAACTCGGGTCATCCCACATCGTGATTTTTACTTTCCGGTAAGGCTCATTGCTTGCCTTACTCTTTGCCATAATCTTTGGCATACTATTAGCCATAACCCCGCCTTGAAAATCGGCTTATCGATACAATTTCTACAATGCGTAACTACAAGGAAAAAAAATGAAATCCTTTACTCATGTACTACCGCAACGCGATGAAATTTCTGTTGTTCTTTTAGAAGGAAATGTTGTGCAAATTTCACAAGAAAACTCCTCTTCTAATACCCCTGACGAAATCAGAATTCATACCGACGACATACCAATGTTGATCGACGTTCTCACGCGTGCTTTAAACGTTGCAAAAGCTGACTTTTGATTCCCACAGATCCCAACTAGAATCGCCTGCCATTCCTAGTTCCAGGGACATGCGGGCGATCCGGCTTGCCCTTCACCCGCTTTAGCGGCTTTGCGTACGTCTTTGCTACCGCAAGGCTGCTGGCGATGGTCGCGTTTGGGTATGCCAGGTAATGATTGGCGCCGTGCACTGCGGCAGAACGCGCAACTTCAACAGAAAATCCATTACTTACCAGTTGATCGCGGATCTGCGCTTCAACTTGTTCTCTTGTAAAATTAGCCATTGGTTTATGCTCCGGTCGTTAAAAACAGCCGCTGAATACTGCGGCGGCGCTGGCCATAACTGCAGCCCACCGATCCGGCGGTGCCAGCCTTACCAGCGATTCAATGCCCTCGCGGATTTCTTTCTCCAGCTCACGCAACGGTGCTCCGAGTAATGCCGCCTGTTTGGCATCCGCGCATTCTTTGATGGCGTCGGCCACCAGTTCAAACTTGGTTTTCCCCTGCTTCAATCCGTATTTTCTGGCTATCTCTATCGGCATCACGTCGGCAATCACCGGCGCCAGCTGCAGGACGTAACCGGCGTACTTCTCAGTACGGTGCGGGTTGTCCAACCAGCGGAAAATGTTCTGTCTGTTGTTACGGTCAGAATCCCCCAATTGGAGGCCTTTTCCGTCACGCCGAAACCATTCATCAGTGATCAGCTTTGCGATAGTTTCCTGTGCCCGGCCAGGCAGCGTGCTCTTCCAATCCTCGACGGCCAGCCGCACCGCCTCAGGTTTGACGCTGGCACGGCGACGCATGGAAGATTGATTTTCTGAACTCAGACGCTGGCCACTCGCCCTGATAGCATTTGCAAATGACATGGCTAACTCTCCAGTTTCTGAGGTATACCTGATGTCGGATTGGGATGTATGTCTGGGCGCAATTCGTGCGGTGTTATGCCGGTCAGCGAGTAAATTTTCAAAAGCTGCCCCTCAGGAACACGCCCGGCGTACTTTTTTACCCAACGATTTAGGGATGACGGTCTTATCCCTAAGGCAATTGCCAGCTTCCGCTGGTTACCAATAATTTCGATAGCTTTATCAAGTCCGGTCATTTCAGACCTCCATGCAGTTAAGACACAAACAAGTGTTACCCAAAAGCTAACACATGTCAACTTTGTGATAAATTGAGGGACATTAGCTAGTGGCTTATACTTGCACTATGAAAAATGCAGATGACAAAAGTGATTCACTGATAACGCAACGCCTGGCGGAACTGATGGGAACTAAGCACATCTCTAAGGCGGATATGGCCAGAATTGCGGGTATTAGTAGATCTTCGGTAAATGGCTGGTTTAAGAGGGGGAGCATAAGCAAAGAGTCTGCCTCTAAACTCTCCGCAGCGACTGGTGTATCGCTCGCATGGCTGCTTGGCGATGACTCGGCAGAGAGTAGAGACCTCTCACAAGATGAGATGAGATTATTAGATCTCTATCGGAAGTTGCCCGACGCGGAACAAGCAAACATGCTCGCAGCTTTCGAGATGCGCCTCAAAGAGTTAAAAGAATATTATGAGCGATATGTTTTAAAAAAATAAATATTAATCATATAGATATTAGCGTATCCCCCATCAAAAGCCGCTGCCCTAGCGGCTTTTTTGTTGCCTTCAACAAATTTATTCGCTTCCATGAAGTTGACTTGTGTTAGCTTTTAGCTCACACTTATTTCCATCAAGCAGCCGCCAAGGCAGAAACCACACGAAGCAATACCCCGAGTTACTTTGTGTTCTGCTGAGGCCAAGTAGCCAGCCCGAGGCGCAGGAACATGACGGCGACTGTAGAAGTGAAATCAGCAGCAGGTGAAAACGTTCTGACAGCCAGGAAAGACTGGCGAGCATAAACCAATGTTCAACCAATCAGCAGAGGGGTATCCAATGATCAGCACTACCGTTCCACACAGCGGTAAAGCAACCAACTACCGCAACAAGCACACCGGCGCTGCATGGGTGGCACATTACGATATCCATTTTCAAGTGTATCGGTTCGAGCCTACCGGCAACCTTCGGGCGATCAAGTCGCCGTTTGAATCTCGCAGTATTCCGCCATATTTCGAACCAGCTGGCACCCACTAAAAGTGCAACACCAGGGAACGGTCGTATATTCCCGCGCGCAGATGTAGGTAATACGACGCCGGAAACGTAACCGGCAACCTAATTATTTTTAATTCAGCTTATTAATTAAGCCATGGATCCCCATTACCTAAAACCGGAGTATGACCAATGAGCAAGACTATTATTTTTAAATTAGAGCAGGTCAGCAATAACATCGCCAAAGTAGTTTCAAACAGCGAAACTGCTGGTTATATCGCACTCCCTGAAAACGAACATCAAAACCAGCAACCTTTCGCCATCACCCACAATGGCAAAGATATTGGCTATGAGCATTGTGAGGTATGTGCGATCAAAGCCGTTATCTGCCGCTTTGAACGTATTCCCCCTTCGGTGGAAATCAACCTCATTACGCCTAAAGAGGTCGCCCGTTCTGTAAACATCAGCGTGGTATCCATTCACTGATTGTTGTGTGTGGTCTTCCCCGCCGTCGTTGGCGGGGCTTTTTGAAACTATTGAAATGCGTCCTGCGTTTCCTATCTGGGGGCGTAAATTCGCGGGGCGCATTTCAATATCAACCTGATGATCAATGGAGAGTAGATATATGGCTATCGACATTACCATAAAAGTAAAAAGCATTGGCTCAATTGAACAAACCGGATTTCGCTCAGATTTAGAAGTGGAACTTAACTCTGCTGAATTAATAGAGGCTGTCGATGCGAAAGCCATTGTTGGTGAATACGACAAGGACGAATTGCTTGAAGCAATTGGTGAAGAATATATCCAGGAATGGTTAGAGGAACAGGGATTCACAGTTACCAATGGTGACCAATCATGATGTTTTCACCATCTGCTGCAATCGATGCACAAAAGAAGTATTGCGCTGACAATCGCCTACCGTTATTTGCACCTCGTGACGGCATTTGCAATCGCTGCACAAATAATATTTACCGGCAAAAAGTTTCACATGGGTATAAAACGGGCATCTCAGTTGAAGCAGCTGGCACTACGCATGTTCTCGACTGCCCGCATTGCAGCCTCAGTTACTGCAATTAGAAGTAAAAGGCCCGCCAAGGCGGGCCAGTGCCGGTTTAACGTCCCGGCGACGGGTTACCGGGGAACCACCCCCAGCAACCGGAGCATAACCAATGACCAACCGAAGCAGGCCACTGATTGGCTTGCATTCTACCAAGACTCAGGAGAACTGCATAATGCAAAATGTTGCCGCCTATCTATACCGGGCAAAACAAAAGTCAGGCAAGCCTCATCTCTATGTTCAATTTGAAGCAAAGTCAGACGACCACGCCGAAACGAAGCGTGATTATCTTTTTATGGAAGCAGGGTATTCCAAAGCAGATTATTTTACCCCACTACGCATTAACTTCCCTGTTGTTGACGATCTGCCAGTTGATGGCGCATTCAGTGAGTCATTCTGGTTATCTTGGGCACTTGAGGGAGATTCTGGGCGTACTTGTTTTCCGCGCGACAAAGTTGATCCTTCTGTCGCGATCCCTAAGCTTTACCCCTACATGCTCAAGGCCGACACGGATACACCGGCAAAAACACCGGAGCCGCCAGCCAAGGAAGAAACCACATATTCCGCAATAGACCTCGACAAGCATACAGTGATTGCCGCCGCGTGGCTGTTTGGCCGTGACTGCATGAAAATGACTGGGGAGCAGTTGAAAGCAGCAACCAGGCTTATGATGGATGACTCGCAGCGGTACCCGCAAAACGTCATCATGGCCCTCTCCAATCTTAAGGAGTTCGATTACGTTTACCCGGACATGCCGATAGTGGCCATTGCAGCCATAAAGGCTATTTGGCCACCATTCGATAAAGCGCCAGAACTGGGTAAACTTAGTCAGTTCGCAACCGAATACCTGAATGCGAAAGTAGATGATCGCCAGTCTGTCATTTCCAAGTGGCAGACGTCGCCCAGTGCCGCAAATAACTCACAGGTAGAATTGCCGCGCACGTCATCCGGCGCACTGGCCGGCACAGACAAGAATCCAGTATACGGCACGCCAATAGCGTCCTTTAGCGAACTTGAAACAGTCACCTACCTTGCGCACTACCCATCCGATTTTGATATCAGCAGACCGCCAATCGGCATTGTTAATGCAGTAAAAGAGATGAAAACGCGCAAAGAAAAGTCTCCATTAGCATGGTACGGACAGTTGTCCGAAACCCCCGGCATTCTGGACTTTTCCCGTGAGGCCGTTGGTACGCTTATCCGCAATGCGCCGGAAACCCTCCACTTAACACCTGGCCCACTACGGGACTATATCAATGCGAACCTGATCGAGATTGACGACAAAACAGCGAAGGTAAAAAACCATGCTCAAACCCAATCGCTGCCGCAGGGCGAGGCAGGCTCACTGGCTGATGAACAGCTTGCGAATGAAACGCTGGCAGGCGCAGCAGCAAGTGTTGGCAGCGCGGCGTTGGCGGACGTTCTGACAGCAAGTAATGCCTCAAATGACGGCGAAAAAGAAGAAGTGGACGCGATTAACGATCTCGAACCAACAACGCGCAGCGCGTGGCTGCGGCGAGAAATCATGTTCGCCCTGGACGGTAAAACGTCAGTGATGAGTACGGATGATGTCGATGAGCTTCTCGCAAAAGCTGGCGATTTTAATAACGTATATCTCGCCAGGCTATTGGCAAAAGAAATAGAGCCCTGCGATCCTTTCAAGCAATTGGCCAAGGACGATATTTATCACCTCACCTGCGATGTGCTTGAGGGTTGGGCCGACGATAAAGAAGAACGCTGCCAACTTATCGATGAACGCGTTGAGTTCTATCTGAAAGAAGCGCGTCAAACGTTGGAACAGGCAGACGTCGCTGGTCAGCATAAAAACGCTGAACTGGCGCGCCCTGATGCCTCAAATGGGGGAGAAAAAACGGAAGTCGCCCAGCAGCAGCCTGCTGGCAAATTGCACGCCATGGGCAGCGGCAAGTTTGATGTATCTGAATTGTTCGCGACATCACCGCTGGCCAGTGTAGATAACTCAGCCCCAACCGACTTGCGGGAAAATGAGGATCTGACAACCAAGGATGTTCGGGAATTCCTGGATTCGTCAACCAAACCGGCCGATTTGTCAGGTGAAAAGGTCGATTCGTCAGGTGAACACACGCCAGCCGCACAGGAAGAACTGGTCGTCTCTACGTCTGCATATTTCGAATCAGGCCGATACCACGATATCCCGAACGACGTTTATCACGCGGCGAACGGCATCAGCAGCACCCAAATCAAAGATGCCCGGATCAGCCTGATGTACTTCCATGGCCGCCACGTCATCAAGTCAATTGCCCGAGAGCGTAGCGATGCCCTGACATTCGGCTCGCTCGTCCACACGATGGCGTTGGAGCCGGAAAAGCTGGCCAACGATTTCAACATCGAGCCAATCATTCCTGAGGGTGCCTTCACCGGCGTAGCTTCAATGCGCGCGTTTATCGACAAACACAACGCAGCACTGCCAAAACAGACCGACGCCGACACACTTCGGGCAATGATCGAGAAGCACAACGCCACGCTGCCGATACCGTATGCCCTGGGCGGTAATGCGGATGAAATCGGACGGATTTACACCATGCTGCCGCAGGAGTTCCAAAGCATCGCCGAGGGGCAAAAATTCACGGCCACGGCCATGAAAGCTTGCATCAAAGAGTACAACGCCACCCTTCCCGAAATGCTGAAAACCAGCGGAAGCCGTGATGCTTTGCTCGAGCAATTAGCAACTATTGATCTCGAATTCACCACGCGGGAAAAAGCCATCCCTGCGCCGCTGCCGGTCAGCGGGACAAAAGAGGACATGGCAGCCCGGATCAAAACTATTCTGCCTGAGGCCATTTTTGCCGATGAAATCCTTGATGCGTGGACGTCATCAGATGACGGCCGCCAGCTGGTAACCCAACAACAGATGCTGGCGGCGAAAGCCATTCAGCGCGCCCTGTTCACTCACCCGTCCGCAGGCCCCCTACTGCAGCACCAAAACCGTGCTGTTGAGGTGAGTTACTTCGGGATCGATGAAGACACAGGCCTCGATGTCCGCGTTCGTCCAGACCTAGAGATTGACCTTGATAGCGTTCGCCTGGGTGTGGATCTCAAATCGACCAGCATGGGCCGCGTTAAACAGGATTTCTTACGCGCCAAATTGCACCGGGAAATCATAGATCGCGATTACCACCTCAGCGCGGCCATGTATTGCGACGTTGCCGCCTTCGATCAGTTCTTCTGGATTTTCGTGAACAAGGACGAGGGATATCACTGGGTGGCAATCGTTGAGGCATCGCCTGATCTGTTGGAGCTGGGACGACTGGAATACAAAAAAGCGATGCGCGATATCAAGCAAGCTTTCGACACAGATACATGGCCGGCACCGATCACCGAAGAAATCGTGGACGACATTAACGACTTTGACCAGCGCCGTATGGAAGCGTTGCGCATAGCTTAAGGAGCATACCAATGACCAACCAACTCGCACTTATTCAGAAAGATTTAGCAGCAGAGCTGGCACCGGCCAAGGAAATTTTGCCGAGCCATATCAGCTTTGAAAAATTCACCACCGCCGCGGCGGTGGCACTTGCCAACAATAGCGATTTATTGGGTGCTGACCGCCAAAGCGTCATTAATGCCCTTTCATCTTGTGCAAAAGACGGCCTGATCCCTGATAACCGCGAAGCCGCGCTAATCGTGTACAAGACGAAAAATGCTAACGGCCAATGGATACCTAAAGCGCAGTACCTGCCAATGATCGACGGCGTGATGAAACGGGCTCGCCAGTCTGGCGAAGTCTCAGTGATCGCCACACGTGCCTGGTACAAGAACGATCAATTCCGCGTCTGGATGGACGAAAACGGTGAGCACATTTTTTACGAGCCTAACCTACTGGATCGCGGCGAACTTGTCGGCGCGTTCGCCTATGCCAAGATGAAATCCGGCGAGCTGCAATTTGAAGTGATGAATTTGGATGATATTGAAAAGGTCCGCGCAGCCAGCAAAAACAGCGACAAAGGGCCATGGGTCGACTGGTATGAGTCAATGGCGCGAAAATCCGTGATGCACCGCCTCTGCCGCCGCCTGCCGAACAATTCCGAGATGATGGAAATGCTCGAACGCGGGCAAGAGATGGTTTGGCAGAAAGAAAAAGACGTCACTCCGGATACTCGCGTAACTGCCGGACAGTTGATCGAGGCGGCAGATAAGGCACCAGAGCCTGTTACTGAAAATTCAGCACCTGAAAAGATTGCTAAGGATATTCGAGGCAGCATCGACAAGATAACCACCCCGGCACAGGCGACTGACCTTCGCGCATCGGTTGAAGAATTGAAAGCACAGTTGGGGATCACTCTCTACACCGAGCTGAAAAACAAAATCGTGAGGCAACACCATCGTCTGAACGCGATTGCAGCCCTGGGTGCGTCGATCGATACGGCTGGCAAGAACGGCGGCACAACGAACGAGGAGCGCGCCGAGCTGGGCGCACTGCTTCATCGCTCCGAGCGCTTTCTTAGCGCTGATGAGGTTCAACGCTATCAACAGGCGATCGATGATCTGTCGCCAGCGCAGGAGGCGGCATGCTGACGCTCATTGGCTTTGTCCTGCTGGTCAGCCCGTGCGGCCACGATGCATGCGACGCGCTGCCGGTATCTGAGCGGGTGTACTCGACCAAAGCTGAATGCGAGCAGGTGAAAGAGGCTATCCAGTTTCGTCGGCCGCACGCCGTATTGTTTTGCAGCGATGTATATCGACCTGAAAATTGATTTTTGAAAATCAAAACACAACCCTGGCCACGATTAAGATCGTGGTCGGTTGTGCTTAGGAGCATAACCAAATGACCAAAATTAAGTTTATCACCCTCAAAGAATGGAATAGCCGCCTACCTCGTCCACGAAGTGAAGAAACCGTTCGCCGCTGGGTGCGGGCTGGAAAAATTTACCCTGCTCCGATACTTGATGGGCGGGAATATCTTTTTGATGACCGGGCAATAAAAATAGACCCGAAAAATATACAGAAGAATTCAGTAAACCGACTTCTGGAAAGGATCAATGATGGCAAGAATCCGAAGCCACGCCCGGCGAGACCTACCACCAAATCTATACGTCCGTAATGATGGGTACTACAGCTACCGTGACCCACGGACGGGTAAAGAATTTGGGCTAGGTCGGATTAAGCGCGATGCCATCAATCAAGCTATCGAGGCGAATTTACAACTGATGGAAACCTCAATCAGCTTGGTAGACAGAATAAACGGTAGTCAATGCATAACGTTCCACAGTTGGCTTGAACGGTACGAGGAGATCATCAAGGCCCGCGATCTTAAGAAAAAATCATTGGATGAATATATCAACCGGGTTAGCGCAATCCGTATGGGGATCACTGATGCAGAGATCGACGCGTTAACCACCAAAGACATCGCTGAGTTTCTCAACGATTACGTGAGCCAGGGGAAAAACATGCGTGCAAAGGTATTACGTTCAACGCTTAACGATATCTTCAAAGAGGCGGTTGCCGACGGGCACATTAAATTCAACCCAGTTGATGCTACTCGAAATCCAAGAGCGCCGGTGCAACGCGAACGCCTCAGCGTTGAGGAGTATTTCAAGATCCGCGCAGCGGCCAACAGCATGGCTGCATGGGTTGGATTAAGCATGGAACTGGCATTACTGACAGGTCAGCGGTTGGGGGATATAAGCAGATTAAAATGGGAGGATGTACACGATGGCAGGATGTGGATTGTTCAGGAAAAAACTGGTGCGCATGTATCGATCTCAACAGACATTGAGCTCACAGAGGCCCGGCTGAGCCTTAGTGATACCCTTGCTCGTTGTAAGCTGCATTACGCTGATTGTTCTAACATCATCGCTGGCCAATCCGGCGACACTTTAGCAGCAAAGACGATCTCTACAGCATTCAAAAACAGCAGGCGCGCTTCTGGGCTTGAGTGGAAAACCTCCCCGCCTTCTTTTCATGAACTGCGCAGTTTGTCCGCAAGGCTGCACAAAAAAGAAAATGGCGATGAATTCTCTCAGCATTTACTTGGCCATAAATCCGCAGAAATGACGGCCAAGTACCATGATGAACGCAGCGATAAATGGGTGTTTGTGTAG